TTTCAGAACGTTGCGGCCGCGATTTCCGCGGCTCTAGGCGCAGCTTGGCAGCAGAGCTCCGGTCTGGCCTCTACGGTCAATATCGGTACTCTGTGATCCTCTCCTGTTCTTTTATGCAATTAAAAGGAAACCTTTTGTATGCCCTTCTGCACAGCATCGGAGCTTCAAAAACATGTCGAGTTTGATCTTGATCGTTGCATTGGTAGTAACATGCAGCGTGTCGCAGGTGAATATCTGCGAAGATCTGTCGTTAAGAAACATCTTGAAATGCCTGGAATTACTACCTCCGAGCAAGACCGAGCAGCCTTAGAGAAATTTATGGCTGCAAATCGTCACTGTAATTCGTGGCGATGGTCTCAAGATTCCAAGCGTGATTCTATTATAGACGAAACCATTAGGTTAGACCTGTGGCGTACGCTATATGGAGTCTATACGCTTGGCGACGGCCTAGAGAGTGTTCTCCCCAGTAATGGGGCCTCTCTCGGTTGTCGTTCTAACGACGTAGCGACAAAGCTTTTTGACAGTCGCAAAACTGTCACAAACAAAAGGCTGTTGCTACACTTTGATTACTGGGTTGGTTTAACTCCTTGGAGCGCGGAGGCCGAAAAGGCTCGCGTTCAGCGTTGGGGTGCCTTCACTTTAGTTAAAGGCTCGAGACTCGGCTTCGTACCGAAGACGAGAGACGTATCGCGTAGTATTTGCACCGAACCCTTGGTTAACAGTCTTCATCAGCACGCTATTAGAGTCGTGCTGACGAACATACTTCTAGACCGTGGAATCGACTTGGAGTACCAGCAAGAGCGTAACCGCTCTCTGGCGCAGCAAGCTTCTCTGAGCGGTAGTCACGCGACTATCGATCTTGAGAGTGCAAGCGACACTATTTCGGTTGAGTTCTGCCGAAATTTCTTGCCTGAAGATTTCTTTGATGTGCTTATGCTCACGCGCTCGGCCTATACGCAGCTACCGGATGGTAGAAACGTTAAGCTTGGCATGATAAGCGGGCAGGGAAACGCTTTCACGTTTCCGCTGCAAACACTCATATTTCAGGCGATATGTCGTGCGTGCTATAGGGTTTGTGGGGTTAAGTCCTCGCTTGCCGTCAACGGTGACGACATGATTGTTGATGTTCGAGCTTTTGACACAATTGTAGCCACGCTTACGCGCTTGGGCTTCATCGTGAACAGTAGTAAAACTTTCTCACACGGCCCCTTTAGGGAGTCGTGCGGTGGAGACTACTATTACGGTGTTAACGTTCGCGGCGTCTATGCGAAAGATACGCATGACCTGCTATCTCTATTCAGCGTCTTTAACCGGTTGAGAGAGTGGAGTTTAAGACACTCAATCAGC